GTTTGAACTCAAACCCCTGTTTACCGGGTGGTGTCGCCGTCGGGTCTCTCGCGCTATTGCAGCGTCGGACCTACGGTTTCTGTATTCAATGCAGAAAGGCTCCAAGCAATCGTGGCCTCCCCTAGGGGCGGCTTCGGAGCTGAAGGCTTACCAACGACACCATGAACGTTTAGGGACTGCTAGACCTGCCGTTGACACCACTCAATTTATTGAGTTGAAGTCCGGCAAGTTCACGCTTCGCGACCAAATTGTTCGCGAGTCGAATCGTATTTTCGGGCGGTTAACGCCCGAGGATTTGACAAAGTTCCTTCCGTCGGGGAGTGCGTGCCAGCAGGCTTCGGTACGCATGGGCGGGTGTCTCAGCTTGACACCACAAATGCCCCTCCCTCCCGTAATTGAGTCCGTGACTCTGAGATCGGTTCCTGTTCGGGTTCCTTTTGTCCAAGCGTTACCGCTAGACATCAGCAACCTGATAGAATCATTTGCTAACACTGGGGAAAGCTCCCGCACTCTCGTGCTGAAGCCCCTCGGCTTACCTGAGTTAGCATCTTCCTTTGAGTCATGGCGGTCCTCTTCTTTCTTTGCTGCTTTGCACAAGATCGAGGTGGACCAAGAGTCGTTGGATTACTCCAGCGGCTTAGGCATCTTCAAATTTAACCGGATCAGGCCAATTGGCATTTTTGAACCAGGTAAGATTCGGATGATTTCTGTCGGCGATGGCGTTTTGAACGCCGCTTTGCAACCCATTCAGGGAGCGATGACACGTGCATGGAAGGCCTCTGGCTATTCCACAATGTACGCGTCTGATCTTACTGAACGGATGAACGAGCTTTTCTCCGACAGTGCCTTCGCCGCACTGAGTGAATTTGGGCGTCTGTTTGGCATCGAACCCTCTGAGTACCTTCTGGTATCCGGAGACTACGAGGCTGCAACAGATTTGCTTCGAAAGGACGCGACCTTCGCTGGTATTGATGGACTTAAGCATTTGCCGACATACGATGTGTTAAATCACTCGTTTTTCGCCGGCGTTGCCGATTATCCTACCAAGATCTGGCCAGACGCGCCACAGAACTATGTTTTTAACGAGGGTCAACTTATGGGCCACCCGGCCTCTTTTCCTATCCTTTGCGTTATTAACCTCGCCTGCTACAAATTTGCTGTCCAGAAATGGACAGATCATTTGTATAAGACGTACGTTAAAGTTGCGCGGGGTGATGAACATACGGCCATGATGGCCCAGTTGAATACCGCTCGCCGGTTCTTTTTGAAACATGTCATCGTCAACGGTGACGACATTCTGTTTCGAGTTCCTAAATGCTTGATTCCTTATTGGAAGTCTGCAATTGCTGGAGTTGGTTTTAAGCTATCCGAAGGAAAGAATTATCTTTCCCCCGATGTAGCTATGATTAACTCTCAACTTTTTCGCAAAACTGCCATTGGATTCGTGCGCCTTGGGTATCTCAATCAGACTATCGTAACTGGTATGAACGTTAAGTCGTCCGGTGACAACAAATGCACTCCCACACAGATTGGCCGGGAAATCAGTACGATGTGCCGCCACTGCCCTTGGGCAGCGGCGGCTATTCCGTTATGTTTCTCCCGTTGGCCCCTCTTTAGCCTCCCACGTTACAAGTTTGTACCTAACTGGTATATACCTGTCGCGCTCGGCGGTTTTGGAGTCGACCCGGCGTTCGCGCCCGCCAATTTTAAGTACACTCTCCCGCAGAGGAAGATCGCGGCGAACTTCTTTAGTTCGCCGCAGTCCGCCCTTTACCGGTCGGAGTATTCCCTCGATGGCCCCTCGACTGCTGAGCTCAAGATGATGCGTCCTTATGGGAAGCATTTTGATCGAGCTTATGGTCGTAAGGCTGTTGAGTTCCAACGCCGTTTAGTGAGCCTCGCCGTAAGGCCTGAAATTGGTCCCTTGTTGGAGGATGGGCGCTTTGAGCGCTTGTCTCCCCCTGGATGGCCAGTTCGGTTCACTATGATCGGTCGCGCCGCTGGCCCGCGATTATTGTTCGAAAAAGACTCTGTTGCTTCGGTCAGTCTCCCCTTCAACCCCTTCCTCAAACCGATGTCGAATCGAAAGATCCGACATTTCAATGACGAATATGAGTTGGTGAGCAAAGACCTGGCTTTTTGTCCGCCGCTACTCCCTTTCTTTGGTTCTCACACTTTCGTGGAGACCTCAAAAATAAAGCGAGCTACGCAGCGGATTGAGTCCGAACTTTTGAAACTTGGTGGACGCAAGCCAAGGATCATTATCGCTGAGCCGGCAATCGCGAACTTACAGATGATCGAGGCCGATTGGCCCGATCATCTTTAGTCCGCATGGGGTCCAATCGAGTAATGGCCCAAATCGACACGCGATGTCGAGCTATACAGAACGCCAAGAGACTGCACGGCGCCCCCTCT